AAGGACCGCGAGACCCAGATCAAAGAGAAAGAACTCACGCACAAGATCGAGTTCGACAACAAGAAGCTGGGGATCAACGCCGCTACCAGCGCTGGGAACCTCTACATCCAGCAGGAACGCGTCGAGAGCGAGAACGAACGCTCTGCAGCCAACACGATGGTCAAGATCGCCACCGACGCCACGCGCGAGAACCTCAAGGCGCAGGTCGAGGGCACGAAACTGGCCATCGAGATCGCCAAAACCCTCCGCCAACCCACCAATAACGGGCAAGAATGATGGAAAACACGGTGTTTGCCCTGCTTTTGCGCGAGTTTGGTGAGCGAAAAGAGGCTCTGAAGGAGTTCTTGGCGTCTGGTGGTGCCGAGAACTACGAGGCCTACTGCCGTGTTGTAGGAGAGTATTCTGCCCTTCAGGGGGCAGAAAATACCGTCAAAGACCTAGAGAAAAGATTTATTGAAGCCTGATACGGTCTGAGATACTTCTTTTCACTACGTGGATCACCCACGCAGGGCGCTGTGAGCCTTAATCACTGCAGGAGCTAACATGTACACGGCTAATAAAGTCGAAGACGAGCAGCTTAGAGCCAAGCTGCCAGAACCCTCGGGGTACCGCCTGCTCATTGCGGTGGCCGAGATCAGCGAAAAGACCGATGGCGGGGTCTTTATGCCAGAACAGCTGAAGAAAGCCGAGGAGACCGCATCTATCGTTGGTTTCGTCGTCAAAGCTGGTCCTGAAGCCTACTCCGACGAGAACAAATTCCCCTCTGGTCCGTGGTGCAAGGAAGGCGACTTCGTGATCTTCCGGTCGTACTCGGGCACCCGCTTCAAGGTGCTGGGTAAGGAGTTCCGTCTGATCAATGATGACACTGTGGAAGCAGTTGTCGAAGACCCACGGGGGTACAGCAGAGCATGAGCGACGATCTCGAAATCGAACTGGACGGCGAAGACGAACTGGAAATTGAAGTACAGGACGATACGCCTGAACGTGACCGAGGTAAGCCGAAAGCTGCGGAACCCGAAGCTACGGACAAACCTGACGCTGGTGCCGAAGAGGATGACCTTGAGGGTTACTCCGAAGGCGTCAAGAAGCGCATCAACAAGCTGAAGTTCGACTACCATGCCGAACGTCGGGCCAAGGAAGAAGCCACACGGCTTCGTGAAGAGGCTATCGCGTATGCTGACAAGGTCCGGAAGGACTATGAGACGCTCCGCACGGCCTACAACGAGGGCGAGACCGTCCTCGTCGATCAGACCAAGGCTCGCATCGCCAGCGAACTGAATCGCGCCAAGGCGGAGTACAAGTCGGCCTACGAGAGCGGAGATGCAGACGCTGTCATCGCTGCCCAAGAAAAGCTGATCCAGCTGCAGGGTGAAAACACCCGGGTGGCCAACTACCGCCCACAGCAACCGGTCCCAGCAGCCGCACCTGCCGCAGCCCAACCAGCCAAGCCCAACATCGCAAAACCTGATGATCGGGCCATGAAGTGGGCTGAGGAGAACGAGTGGTTCACCAAGGACAAAGCTATGACAGGCTTCGCTCTGGGCTTCCACGAGGACCTAGTCTCTCAGGGCATTGATCCGAAGAGTGATTTGTACTATTCTAAGATCAATGCTGCGGTTCGCCGCACATTCCCAGATAAGTTTGACGACGTGCCAACTGAGGAAAAAGCACCGCGTCGTCAGGCTGGCCCCGTGGTCGCCCCTGCTGCTCGCAGCACGAAAGGCCCACGCAAGGTCGTGCTTACCTCCACGGAGGCCGCTCTCGCCACGCGTCTCGGTGTCTCTCTACAAGCCTACGCGGCGCAGAAGCTGAAGGATATGAAAAATGGCTGACCGGACCCCACGTACCCTCGAGACTCGCGAAAACACGAGTCCGCGCAAAAAAACGTGGAAACGACAGTCCATGCTGCCTACCCCCGAACCTCGTCCCGGCCTCAAGTTCCGGTGGGTTCGCACCTCCACACTGGGTAATGCAGATATGACGAACGTGTCGTCCCGGTTCCGCGAAGGTTATACGCCCGTCCGGGCGGAAGACTATCCTGAGCTGCAAATCATGTCGGATGTTGATTCTCGCTTTAAGAACAACATCGAAGTGGGTGGACTACTGCTCTGCAGCATCGCTGAAGAAGAGGTAGAAGCGCGCGTGGAAGGCCAGCTCGAAATGGCACAGAGCCAGATCGATGCAGTTGACCGCAACTTCATGCGCGAGAACGACCCACGTATGCCTGTGCTTCGGCCTGAGCGTACATCAAAGACTTCGTTCGGTAAGTGATTACCGAGAAACAGAAACTGTAGATGAAGGAGAGAACCTATGGGTTCCCTTAACGCTCCCTTCGGTCTGCGTGTAACGGGTCGCCTCGACAGTGGGTCGCTGGAAGTTTTCCGCCAGTATCCTATTGCGTCGGGCTACGCCGCTAACATCGCTGCAGGCGACATCGTCCTGCTGACCGACAACGGCACCTCGACCACGATCACCAAGCAGACCGCTACCGGTGATACTTCCGCAGACATCGCCATGATCGGCGTGTTTGTGGGCTGCTCGTACACTGATCCCTCGACCAATCAGATTACGTTCAGCAACATGTGGCCGACCGGCACCGTCGCTTCGGACGCTCTGGCGTTTGTCGTCGATGATCCGCAGGCCCTCTACATCGTGCAAGCTGACGCCGCTATCACTAACGCTCTGGACATCTACGGCAAGAACGCCGCGATTACCCAAGGCGCAGTGAACACCACGTTCAAAGCCTCTCGTGTGGCGCTGACCGTGTCCACCCTCGGCACCGACGCCAACCTCCCGCTCCGCATCATCGATTATGTCGGTGGCCCGCGTGGTGGCGAGAACGGCTCTGCGTTCCCGCTGCTGATCGTAAAACTGAACTACACACAGCTGACCGCTGCTGTGGGCGTGTAAGGAGGGCTAAAACATGGCTATTTCGCGCGCACAGGCCCTCAAAGAACTCCTGCCGGGCCTTAACGCCCTGTTCGGTCTTGAGTACGCCAAGTACGAAAACGAGCATGCTGAGATTTACGAGACCGAATCTTCCGAACGTTCGTTCGAAGAGGAAGTTAAACTCAGCGGGTTTGCAGCTGCTCCGGTGAAACCGGAAGGCTCTTCCATCTCGTATGACAACGCACAGGAATCGTTCACCGCTCGTTACAACCACGAGACGGTGGCCATGGGCTTCTCCATCACGGAAGAAGCTATGGAAGACAACCTGTACGACTCGCTGTCGGCTCGCTACACCAAGGCACTCGCCCGTGGTATGGCGTACACGAAGCAGGTCAAGGCTGCGTCCCTGCTGAATACGGGCTTCACCACGTTCAACTCGGGCGACGGTGTGACCCTCTTCAGCGCTTCGCACCCCACTGTTCAGGGCCGCAACAACGCCAACCGCCCGGGCACCGATGCCGACCTCAACGAGACCTCGCTTGAGCAGGCCGTCATCGACATCGCAGCTTTCAAAGACGAGCGTGGTCTCCTGATCGCCGCCCGTCCGCGCAAGCTGATTGTTCCCGCGAGCCTGATGTTCGTAGCTACCCGTCTGCTGCAGACGGAACAGCGCGTCGGCACTGCCGATAACGACATCAACGCACTGAAGAACAACGGCTCCATCCCTGAAGGCTACCGTGTGAACCACTATCTCACGGACAACGACGCGTGGTTCCTGACCACCGACGTGCCGAACGGCATGAAGCACTTCGTGCGTACCGCTCTGGCTACCTCGATGGACGGCGACTTCGACACGGGCAACGTGCGCTACAAAGCACGCGAGCGTTACTCGTTCGGCGTCTCGGACCCGCTGGGCATCTACGGAAGCTCGGGCGCGTAAGCAGTCCAAGGCTGGGAAAGTTATTAAGAGGGGCGGGGGAAACCTCGCCCTTTCTTTTTGTTCTGGTGTGACGTAGTATGAGCGCGGGTAACATAGGTCACGCAGACAGGACGCCCAACCTGACAATGCACAGACGGCGTGACTATCCTTGTGCAAGGAGCTCATTATGGGCAAGACAACTTTCTCCGGTCCTATCCGCGCGGGCGATATCCGTGACACCACCGGCACCACTGTTGGCACGAACGTAGCTAACGTCGGCTCCGTCGTCATGGCCCAGCACTACCCGATCACTCAGGCTGGCACCGTCGCCGCTCTGGGCACGACCATCGTGCTCCCGGCCAACAGCCACATCATCGGCATTCAGGTTGCGACCACCGCTGCGTGGAGCGGA